TTCCGGACCTTCTTCATCGCCGTCTTCTTCTTGTTGTGTCGCGAGACGACCCGCCCGTTCGCCTGCACGACCCAGCGCGTCGAGGACCCCGATGCCGGCCCGACCGTGTACGTCGTTCGTGCCATATCGGCTGTATGTCAGCAGTTCACTTAGTGGTTCACGGTGTGCGAGAAAATCCGTTATGTACGGGTAATTCAGTCGTCACCCCAACAGTCGCACCCGTACTCCTCGAGCGTCTCGTCATCGGTGACGGCCGTGACGCGGTAGTAATAGGTCTGGTCGCCCGTGTTCTTCGGCGTGCCCGCCCCGTTGCTCGGCGCGGGGATGCTAGGCTCGAGGCTTTTCGTGGTGAGCTGCCAGGCATCATCTGCTGTGCGGGTCAGCTCGCGGATCTCGTAGTCAGGGTGGCAGAGCGTCATTACGTCTGCCGACTGCGTGAACTTCAGCCGAAACAGATCCGCCTCGCTATAAGGCGTGGCAATCTCGAAAATGCCGCCCGTCTGCGAGTCGATCACAATGCCGCCATTCTTGATGACGCGCATGTACTGATCACCGAACTCAAGCACATAGGTCTGCTCGGTGTTGAACGCGAACTCGATCAGCCGCACCCGGCGATCGGGATACTTTGCCTCCTCGATAAACCGCAGCCCGGGCCGGTTGGCAATGCCACCGTGATACTGGACGAACGCGTTTTTCAGGGTCGCGAGTGCTTCCTGATAGCGCGCGAGATCCACCCGGCCATGCAAGGAGGGCGCAATCTCGCCGCCGATGAACGATGCCTGACGAATCGTCGTCGCCATCAGTCGCGCACCCTCAAGAACTCCGCATCCGGCTCACGGCCTTCCTCGGACTCATTGAACGCCGTCGCTTTTGCGGCCCCGACGACCAGGCGGTACTGCTCGAGAATCGCCTGCTTGAGCTGCGCATCGGCGGTGATGGGCATGCACACGTCATAGGCCAGACGATGGACCAGCGCCTCGGTGAAGTTCGGCGGATAGATCGTCGGGTCGGTGACCTGCGCGGTGTAGATCAGGATGGCGTCATCCTCGTTGGTCAGGATCACTCGTCCATTGCCTGATGGGCTCAGCGCGACCTGAAAGCGCACACGCAGGCGAGCGGGGTGCACGGGTGTCCGGTTTTCCCACTCCATCTCAAGCTCGCGCCAAGAGCCATGCAGGTTCGCAAGCCCCTCGGTCGCGATGTACTGCGCGCTCAGGCAGTCATTGGGGTAGGCATAGACGTAGTCCCACTCGGGGTGCGAGTCGGTCGTCAGCGCCAGCGTCTGCGATTTCGTCGCGAACGGCCACGGGAATTCCGCCAGCGTCCGTTCGAGCGAGAGATTAAAGAACCGAGAGACGACGGCCGCCTCGGCGCTCTCCTCGTTGAACGAATCGATCCCGCGGGCGTTGCCAAGATTGGCTAGCGCCAGATTGGCGATCTCGACCTGGCTGGTCATGCCGGCTCGCCGCCACCGTAGATCTGCTGCGCGGCGTCAGTACGCTGACCCGGCTGGATTGCCATGTCCGTGACCTGCAACATCACCGAGCGCTCAACGCCCTCGCCATCGATGTCACTCTGCTCGGCGGATCGGACCTCAACGCGGGCCATCGCCATCATCGAGTCACCCACCTCGGGCATCGCGCTGACGCCGAGCTTCTCGAGCTCCTCATCGCCAAGCCGCATCGACAGTCCCATCGGGTATTCCGGGCGCTCGCCCTCGCCCATCGCCTCACCCTCGTCCGGGGTGCGCTTCATGCTTTTCAATTCCATGCTGCCTCCAGCAAAAAAACGGGCGGAGAGCCGAAGCCCTCCGCCCTAGCTACTATTCCCCGTCGGACGGGGCGTCGGTGTTGGAGGTTGTGCGCTTCGCGCCCATCGGCTCCATCCAGGACGGCAGATCCTTGCGAGCGGTCTCAACATCGACCACATCGCCCGGTTCATGCAGCGTCGTGCCGATGAACGCTTTGCGCTTCAGACGAACCTTCATGAAGGCTCCCCTCCCTTAGTAGCTGTGGCCGTAGCCCTGCTGCTTGTCGACCACGATGCCCGCATCAACCTTGCCTGCGGTTGCGTTCGAGCCGGTGACGACGTAGCGGAGCCGCACATAGCGATCAAGGCCATGCGGCAGGGCGCGAATGCGGAACTGATAGCCGGCCTCAAGGTCGCCGACGCCCGCGTCCTCGCTGGAAGCGATCGTGCTATAGGAGCTGTTGTCAGCGGAGGTCTGCACCTCGACCTGCAACGAGGTCAGGCTGGCGAAGTCCTCGGAGACCTGCACCAGCAGCTCGAGCGGCTCGCCGGGGCCAGCACCGTCGCTGCCAAAGTCCACGACGTTATCCGAAACGGCCGTGGCGGTGACCGCCTGGCCATCGGAGAAACGGTTTTCATAATCCAAAATCATGATTCAATCCTCTTGGTCAGTGATGACTGGGTTTCGCCAAGGGCGGGTCAGGTGACCCGCTCCTCGGTGTTGACCAGCGCATCAACGCGACGGATCGGGATGCCCCAGAACGTGGTCGTCGGACGACCCGCGTAGTTCTCGATCGAGAGCTGCACGTTGTTCTTGTTCACCGCCAGACGATCCAGCGCGGTCTTCACGGTGCGGTTGGCGTAGATCGCCATGCGGCCGCCGTTGGTGGACTGCAGACGGTTGTACGCATCGATCATCAGGTTGATGAGATCCGCGCCGTCGTAGCCCGACGTGCCGGCATCGGCCAGCGCGTTGGTGTCGACGTTCGCCACGCGCACGCTGTAGCGCCAATCACGAAGCGCCAGACCCGCCTTCCACTGGTAGTGGCTGCGCAGGACCTGGAGCATGGAGCCATCGCCGAGCACCTTCGTGTCCTCGCCGAGATCACGCTGCTGCAGACCAGCCTGCGTGCCCTTGGGGTAGAACATATGGCAGGTGGTCGGCCCCCAGGTGACGAGCCACACCGAGGTGTTGTCCGAGCCCGTGCCGCCGGCATCGATGATGTTCTCGCCGTTCTCCGCGCCCTTGTCGGAGTAGCGCGGGGCAAGGCCCATGAACTTTTCGGCCTGCGTGGCCGTGTTGCCGTAGAAGATCGTCTCGGCCATGGTCTGGTTCATCGACTCGATGAAAGGCCGATCCTCAGAGAGCCGGAACTCGGCGCTGTTGCCGTTGAGCTCGGCGAGCTCCTTGTCGATCTCGGCATAGGCCTCGAGCATGCCGGCCGAATCGGTGACCTGCACCGTCCGGGACTTGCTCGGCTGAACGCCGTAGTTGAGCTGCCGCCAGGTCACACTCGGCAGGCCGGAGCGAACCGTGGTGCGATGCCCCGTGGGCAGGTTGCCTTCGAGGAACGTGACATCCTCGAGGACCTCGTTGGTTTCAGAGAGCAGCTCGACGATGGCGGAAATCTTGCCATCAGGATCAAGCCGCTTAGCGACATCCGACAGAGTCGGGTTGTTAATGCCACGAAGTGCCATGGTTGGTTACCTCTTACTGATTACTGGTGCCATAAAGCACATCGGCATAGGTCTTATCGCCCACTGGCGCCTGTGTCCCGCTGGACCCGGGCGGCTGGACGATGGAGTCCTCACCGATCGCTTTTCCGATGCGCGCCATCAGCCGGACCATCTCGGGGTTGGAGCCAACGCCCGTGTCATCCAGCATCTGCCGCAGTTCAGGGGTGGCAAACTTGTCCATCGCCGAGCCGGCGAGCGACATCGTCTGGTCATAGTTCCGCCCGCCAAGCTCCTCATCGGACTTGACCGACTCCACCCACTGGTCGAGCTGCTCGCGCCAGCGCGCCTGCAGCGACTCCTGCTGCTGCCCGGCGAGTTCGGCGTAGTAGTCAACGAGCTTTTGTGCCTGCTCGTTGTTCAAGCCGAGCTCCGAAGCCACGCCCTTGAAACCCTCAACGGTCTCGTCGGACGGCTCCACGCCCTCGGGTAGCTGGAGTTCATAGCCGCCGGCCTCGCCCTGGGTCTCCCCTTCGCTGGACGAGTCGGCGGCTGCTGCGTCGGACTGGTTGGCAGCGGTATCCGTGGCCTGCTCGGCGCCAACACCCTGCGTTTCCGCGTTGGGCTGCTGGGCCTCGCCGACCACTTCTCCGGCCTGCGAACCGCTCGACGCCGCATCGGTGTCAGTCTGTGCGGTGAGCGTATCCTCAGCCATCGGATTCCTCCTGTTGCCCCTCCTGGAGCATTTCCAAATATCGCTGCGGGCACGCGCTCATCATCTCGGCATGCACCCACAGCCCCACATTCCTTGCGCCTTCGTTGAAAAAGGTCGTGCTATTGCCGGTAAAGCTCGAGCGGTAGAGACCGCACTGACCGATCAGCCGGCGCATAAAACGCCGCCCGGCCGTCGTCGACATGATTTCCTCAAGATCGGCCTGCGCCTGATCGCTCTCGAGCTTTTCTTTCTGCCGGCGCTCCTCGACCTCACGCTCATCGGCGGCGTTGTATCGGCCCTTGCGACTCATCGGCCCACCGTCCTTAGAAGATCACCGAGCGCGGTGCCCTCTTGCGTGCTCGCATCGCCCATATCTTTAGCGGCCTGGCCGGCCTGCTGAGCCGCGGCGAGCGCCTGCTGCTGAGCGGCCTGCTCGGCGCGCTGCTGGCGCATGGCCTCGACGTCCTCGTCGGACTTGAGCAGATCCGGCGGCGTGCCAAGCGCATCGGCATAGGCCGACACCGCCCGCTCGGCGTCCATCTTGTCGAGCACCTCGGGTTTGGCCTGAGCGACGTTGCCGACAAAGCCGACCAAGCGATCGATGCCCTGAATGCCAACCATCTTCTGCGCCTGAGCGAGGATGGACTGGTATTCAACGCGCAGATCGACGCCCTGCAGCGCTTCGGGCGGCTCCGGGATCAAGCCGTTGCGGGCCATGATGTTGAAGGTCCGATCAATCAGCGGATCGAGCAGCTCGTCCTCAATGCGCTCGAGCACCGGCCCGAGCATCAGCAGCTTCTCCTCATGACGCTCCTCGATCTCGCGCGCGGTAATCTGGCGGCGATCCGAGTAGGTCAGCATCAGGAACAAATCGACGTAGAACGCCCGATCGATGCGGTCCTGAATCTCGCGGATGTCTTGGAGGAGCTCGTTGATGCGCGGGTTGACCTCATAGGCCGGGCGGAACCCGTTGGCGCCCTGGCCCTGCATGTCGACGTAGGTCACATCGCCCGGCAGCACGCTGGAGCGCTGCTGGCGCAGGCTCACATCCGCGACCATCGGCGGGTTGACCATCTTCTCGATGCCCTGCGCCTTGCGTCGTGTCTCCGCCTGGAGCTGCTTGATGTCACCGAGGCTCAAATGCCCCGGACCGTCGCCGTAGACATCCTCGCCGGTGACCTCCCAGCGCGGGCACAGGATAGGGAACTCGTCGAACCCCGAAGTGCGCAGGACCTGATCGTCGTTGGCGCCCTTTTCGTAGTAGACCGAGCGGTAGGCCTTGCCGGCGAAGTCCTCGCGCTCGGGGATCTGCCACCAGTTCGGCTCGACGAGATGGACCACATCGATCCACTGCTCAAGGCGCCCGTTTTTGTAGGCATTCTTCACGCGATCCGAGACCGCATCCTCGCCGAAGTCCTGCACGAGCTGGCGGACCGTCATGCGGAACTGGCGCACGAAGGTATCGACGCGCAGATCGCCATTGTTCGACACCGCGTAGCTGCCAATCGGGAACGGGTAGAACCGAACGACCTCATCAGGATGCTCGAGCACCCCCATGGCAGCGGTGCCAAAGCCCGCCATCTGCTGGTAGATCTGCGGCAGGACGTTGTAGAGATTCGAGCGGGTGAAGACCTCGCGCATGCGCTG